ATAAGACCATTCTACTTCTGAAGTAGCAATATCTCTTATAGATTTATTTACATTTTCTTTTACTGTAGACTGTATGCCTATTGTAGCTGCTGCCGAGGTTAAGTCTGCTGAAGTAGATAGCTCAGGTTCGTTTAGCTCTACTAATACTTTGTTAAGTAATGTAATAAATGTTGCCATGTTTTGCCTACGTTGTTAATGGATTATAAATTAATTCTACGCCTACTAAGGCATGTAATGTACTTGCTGTTCCTGCAGTTATTGTTACTTTATCCCCTGCTTCTAATATTAAATTTATATCTGTCCAGTTTATGTAGCCTTCTCCTGCTATAGATGTTGCACCTGATAAGGCATAATATGTAGTAGCAGATGAATCGTAATATTCTATTTTAGCTGTTTTGTTACCTGAATTTACATTTGCTACGTTTATAAACTTTACAATCCCTTTAAAGTTACTAGGACACTCGTAGATGTCTGTCCTGTCTGTATTCGATGGTGCAGCTCCTGCTGATATAAATGTTGAATCAACCATTGAGCTTTCTATATAACCACCAAGCTGCCGCACCATTGGCAGGTAATAAGTATAAGAACGTTGCAAATTCTTTCAGCATAAAAGAAGAAAGACCTAGGTATAAACAAAACACAGTTGCTATACATAGGAGTAAATGTAACAGTTCTCTACTTATTTCTTGTGTCATAATTAATCGTTAGTTTTTTTAGTTTCTATTGAAATTATTACTTCTTGTTCTTTAGGTATGTCTGCAGAAATATTAATTGCACTTGCAGCACAACCTATTAATCCAAAACCTACAAAAAGTATTACTAATAAGTTTTTCATGTTCTTTCCTTGTAAAAAGTGGGGAGAATTAACCCCCCACCTTAGTTAGTCATTAAGCAAAAGTATCGCCTGCTTCGGTATCACCTATTCCGTCAATGTCAGCAATAAGAGCCCATACTCGGACTTTAGAGTTAACATCTGCAGTAGCAACAGTTACATCTAGTGTATCTGCTGCAGCATAAGTAACAGCGAGTTCAGCGAGAGCATCGCCTGAAGTCATTTGACCTGCACTTTGAGTAGCAGCAGCAACATAAGTTACTGTACCGTCTCCTAGTGCTAAAGTACCTGTACCAGTACCTGCGGTAATAACATCAATACCTGCACTCATTACTATAGAGTTAGCAGGAAGATTAATCGCTTGATAAACGTCACCACTTGTTAAAGAAGTTGATGTTCCATCAATAACGGTTGATTGTACATAAGTTTTAGCAACACCATTACCAGAAACATGTCCAGTAGTGCCTGTGCCGCCTGTTTTAGTTAAAGTAGCCATTAGTTATTCTCCCCTTAATCTAATTTAACGAAAGCTTTAGCTATGGATTCAGTACGTAGTACTTTCCTACCATAAACATGTAAGCCTCGAACAATGTCAGCGAAAGATTCTGTGTCTCTAACAACTTCAGTTTTAGCAATCTGTGAAGCAGTAGATGTACTGCCTTGATGTCCTGCTAAGACTTGGTAAACGTCAGAAGTACTAGCAGCAGGCATATTGTTAGACTTATAAAGTCTAAAGCCATTTACTAGCTGAGGAACTACTAAACCATTTCTTAACTGTGAGTTAGCTTCGTTTAAGAAGTTAGCGTCAAGTAATTTTGAACTAGTTTGTTGTAATTCTTCAAAGAATCTAGGTGAAGCAACAGCCCAACGATTGTCTGTTGGAACGTTTCCGTCATCTAGAAGTCTTCCTAGACGAGCAAGTACGTTAACAGGGTCGATTTCATCTGTTCCGAAACCTGTGTCGATTGAGTTTGTTGCATGGTCTGCACCGTAAGTGTTACCTGAAGTAACTGCTGAAGCGATGTCAGAAAGAACATCTGAATCATAGCTGTCTTTAAGTGCATATGCACCTGCTGACGTTGCTAGTGTTTCAAAATTAACATGTCCCTGTCTTTCTTCAATATCGTCTACTTTAAAAGCAAATGCGTTAGCTTTGTCGATAGTTAATTGAATTTCATCATCGGCTAGGTCTTGTGTATTAACAGAAGCACCTCTAGCATATGATTGGACAGTGATTGTTGGTTCTTTTATTATTCTTACAGTATCACCAAAGTTTTCAATTTCTCCTGTATAGTCAGTGTTGGTAATATCCTCAACAACTGAAGCTTTACGGAAGAATTTAAGAACTTTTTGACTGTAAATCTCAGGTAAAAAATTACCTGAAGGCAGATTTGTATAACCTGCGGAGCTTGATATAGCCATAGTATTATCCTTGTTAGTTAAAAGTTAATAAACTAACGGATTCTGCCCTCTCTTCTTGCTAAGTCAATTTCTTTTTCGTACTTTTCAAATTCGTGAGGTTTCATCCGTCTTATTTCCTCAGATGACCATTCTTTTTTGCCTTTACTAGGTTCCGCTTTCTTTTTAGTAGGAACATAGTTAGCTGCAGAAGTGTCTTTCTGTTTTGATGTACGTTTTATACCTTTATCGGCTTTATACAAGTCTAGTACCCTAGAAGCCCATTTTGCATCGGTGTTGTTTTTAAGAACTCCGTCTGCAATGGATGGTGGTTGTTCTTCTAGCCAACTAATAAACTCTTCATCTGATTTAATAGTCATAAAGTCTGGGTGTGCTCTTAAAAGTTCTTGTTCAGCTTTCTGTTTAGTTAACTGTACTCTTTCTTTCTTAAGTTCTTCAACTTCTGACTGTAGATTCTTAGTCTTATTGTCAGCTTGAGAATAAGCCACGGTTTCTATAACGTTATAGACATCAGGATATTCCTCTTTAAACTTTTCTAGTTCTTCAGGGGTTTTAGGTGGTTTATAATTAACTCCACCACCTGATGCTTGTTTTGCTAAAGTTAAAAGTTCTGTTTCTTTACCTTTAAATTCTTCAATCTTAGCGTCATAGTGCCTTTTTAAATCATCATACCTTTTTTTATAGTCATGTTCAGGTTCTGCTGATTCGGTCTTCTCTACAAAACTGTCTGTCTTTGCCTGTGGAGTAGCCTCTTGCTGAGTATCCTCTTCTTCGGTGTCCACTATGGGTTCGTCTTCTAGTTCGTTTCTGTAAGCTCCTTTATATGGAGCTGATTCTAGTTCTTGTTCTTCCTTTTGGTTTTCTTCGTTCATCTGTACCTCAATGGGGGCTGTTTGCTGCAGGTAGCCCATATTAGTTATTAAAGTGATAGGGTTGCTTTCGCAAGTAGCTATCGGTTAAATGTTGGTCTTATCACCAACTGACATAAGACCCCTGTTGTTCATATTTTCTAGAACATTAGAGCCTATATATTTCGTTAAATTCTTTGGTATAATGTATTCACCGTTGTGTACATTTACTGGTACTTTACCACCAGATTTAAGGTTAGTACCTGCTTCTTTAGAAGCCCTTTTTACCATTCTTTCTATTGTATCCTTGCCATAAAGGTTTACAGCAGGTTGAGAAAGTACAAAGTCTCCCTCATTTAAATTCATTGGAACGTCATCTGCTCTCATTGAAGGTGGAGCTTTACCTTTTTTGTTTACAAAACCGTAATTATCTGCTTGGTTACTATTATACAACACTTTTGAGGTTTTGTCAAGAATTTTTCCGCCTTTCTTAATTCCCATAGGTATTCCTGCACTAGTGGTGTTAGCTAAAAGTTCTTTAGTTTCTTCTAAACTTAATTTTTTACCTGTATAACCAGACATATCTGTTATTTTGTTTTTTACTATGTAAGATAATTCTCCTAAAAGTTCTTTATACATTTGAGAAATACCAGCTTTATCTGCCATAAACTTTTTACTTCTATAGACACTACCACCATCTGCAGTAGATATATCACCTTCAGCACGACTATAATCTAATCTGTCTAAAAACATTTCTTCTGGTGTTCCTTGTATATCTTTACTACCTATAGTGTAGTATAGCCCATCTCTACCACCATAATGAAATTGTAAATCTCCTATAAGATTCATGCCACTAGTTTCTTCTAAACCTTTTATTATAGGAATTATAGGTTCTCCAACACCCTTAATAAACGCTACATTACTTTCATTAGCTTTATCTGGGTCGTAGTCTCCTTGAGAAAAAGATAATCCTTCAAAATCGTCAAAATCAAATGTATAGTATGCTGTTTTGTTTGATGGTTTTTTCATACCTAGTACAAACTCTAGTGCCATAAGAGCATATGCAAAAGGAGCTGTAGCAGGGTTAGCTAACATGTAACCGTAAGCAGCACTTTTACCAACTTCTTCTGCACCACCACCCTGAATAAGAGCTAGTGTTGCACCTATTATAGCTCCTGCAGGACCTGGTGGTATACCTGCATCTTTAACTAAAAATTCTGCACCGTAAACTCCTCCTGCTGTAAGGGCTCCAGCTTTAAGAGCTTCTTCTGCATCGCCCCCTAAAGCAAGTGTAGTAATAGCACTAGCTGCTGCACCCCCTATAGCTTTCATATGTTTAGAAGCTGAGTTTGCACCTTGAACTAAATCTTTAGCATCATTAGATAGCAAATCATAATTTTCAGACATCATAATTGCATCTATAGCTTGATCTGCAGCTAGGTCTGTTATGTTTACACTAATCTTACTAGCAATATCTGCTACTGATACTCCCCCACTTGCTAAAGTTTCTATAACAGCTCTATTAGAAAAAGCATCTACTACATTAGTTTTAGCAAAACTACCTGCTCCTGCTATTGCAAATTTTTCAGCATCGAACTTACCATCAGGTGTTAAGAAACCTGCAGCTAATCCTGCAAACATATCATCCGCAATATTTCCTAAAGTTATTCTTGTTTCTCCAGGCAGGCTTCCTAGCTGTGTGTTTTTTATTTCAGTAAACCATTCGCCCATACTATCTAGGCTTTGTTTAAAAGCACTTCTTTTTGACCTTTCAGGTAATGTTAAAATTTCATTTTCATCTAGTTCTAAAGAACCTAAGTTATTAACATTATCAGTAGTTACACCATACTTATCTTTAAATAGTGCTTCATTTCTTGCAACAATAATTTCTTTACTTATCCCAGTTTTTTTAGATATTTGATCTAAACTTAAATTTTCTTTTGTAGTAGTAAATTCAAAAGTTTTATTAGCTCGTATTTCATCCCAATTATTAAATAGCTCTGCTTGACTTACAGCTTCTTCTTTTGTCATAAGGTACTTATCAAAAGCTAAATCGTCTTCATTAGGAGCCCTATCTTCATAAGTAAAAACTTCTCCTGTTTTAGCATCTACAAAAGATAAATTTGGTACACTAGTAGTAAATATTTCAGATTCAAAATTTGGAGTGCCATCTTCATTAGTAAGACCAAAAGTACCATCAAGACCTATCTGTGGGCTACCATCTCCGTAATATATAGGGTTTGCAGCAGCTATATACTCTGCATATCCTGCTAAAGTCCAGCCTGCAGGTATGGTTGTTGTTGCACCATCTACAGCATCTTTAACCATATCTGCAGCAGTTGATCCTGTTATAACATTTTCTATTGTCTCAACAGCAGAAACAACACCAGGGTCGGTGTAAGCAATATCATCAGAAGAAGGTCCTGTACCTGCGTTATCAGTAAGTTGGTCTACTAAAGGATCAGTAGTATCCCCCATATCTCCACTACCTTCTGGGCTATACCCTGCAATATCTTCTACAGTAGTGGTTATTCTAGGACTTACATAACCTTCTTCAGGTTTATATGCGTTAGGGTCTACTGGTTCAGGATCAGGAAATTGTTCTTCTAAGGTAGGTAAAGGATTTCTTTCAGCAAACTCTGCAGCAGTTTCGTCTGGTGAAGGGTTCACAGAATAAAAACCTTCAGACGTATCTATATCAGAAGGCACTTCAACTCCACGAACTCCAGAGTCAGTAGATGTAATCATACCTTGATCGCCTTCTGGAGTAGTAACTTGAGGTTCTTCAAAAGTTATTTCAGCTCCAGTTGTTCCTGTTCCTTCTGGTACATCATCTGGTATAGTAGGATCAAGATCAGCTCCTGGGGGTATTCCTACAAAACCTTCTTCTTCTTCTTCCATTATTCATCTACCTCATCTATTTTTCTAGGAAATAAATTTCTAACATTACCTTCTCCTAACCTAGGATCACCTTCTGGCAATTTACCTGCGTCTAAGCCTGCTTGGTATCTATCTATTCCTTTGTTTACTTTAACAAAATCGTCTGTTTTTGTACTAATAGATTTTATTCCCTGCTCTAACTCTTCTAGTTTAGCTTTTGAATTTATATCAACAATTTTTCCAGACTCTAATGTATCTTCTAGCTTTTTCTTTCTTAGTTGTAAGTTTTTATAAGCAATAGATTCTGAAACGTCATCTGAACGTTTACCAGTTTTCTTTACTATTAAAGTTTCTACAAAAGCAATAGCTTGATTTATTTTTCTTAATTGAGTTTCATTATTTTCGGTAGGGTTTTCGTCTGCAGCCCTCTTCCACATGCTTTGGTTTTTTTTAAGATGCCTCATACGTTCTACCATATTTGGCAAAGTATCTTGTATTAATCTTAAATCTGTTACAGAATCACCTTCATACAGATGAAGCTGGCTAAGCCTTTTTGGTGCACCATTTATAGAATACGTTTCTGTTACTATACTACCAGAATAATCATTTTGTCGTAAAGCTTCAACTACTCTAGGGTCTTCTATTAATTCCCAGTGCCCTTTTTTAAAGTCTGGAGAATTTATAAGTTCGTCTGCGTTTCTATACGTGACTTTTCCTTTTATTTGATTATAACTAAAAGGAAACATATCTTTTTTACTATTTAAAGCTGTTTTTAGTTTTCTTTGATGTTTAGGTATTCTAAAATCAAATAATCTATTTAATACTTCTTCACTTACTTTACCTTGGTATAGATAACTAAAATCAGAAGATATATTAAAATGACCTCCCATAGTACTAAGAGGATTACCCCTATCATAAAAGTCTGCAACTCCCCTTGTACCAACATTTACAGGGTATTCACCAGATAAGTTGCCTTTTTTGGTAGTTCGCCCTATAAATGGAGTGACAAAATTGTTATACTTTAGTTGATCATGTCTTATTTTTAAAGCTTCATCAGTAGAGTTGTAAGGATCATATTTTATAGGGCGGCTAAAATCAGTAGGTGTTGTATAAGGTAAAATTCCAGCATCAGAATGATAAACTTCGTCTTTAAATTTAGCTAAATCTTCTGTGTTTGCTTTTTCACCTTTTTTAGTTCTAACTATATCATCTATGGCTGATACACTGCTTTTAGTTACTCTAGAAGCAACACCTGCTCCTGTAAAAGTAAGTCCAAAATTTATTATTTCTTCTTCTGTAACACCACCACCTTTCATAACGTGTAGTGCTGATGTAATAAACTTTAAAGGTTCATAGAGCGCAACTGGAGCCGTTAATTTTCTAGTACCATCCGCTTGCTTCATAGGTAGTGGTACAAAACTAGGTCTATCTATGTTTGGAGTTAAACCAAAAACTTCTTCTGTTCTTCTTTCAAGAGGTGTTGGTCCTCCCATATCTAAGAAGCTACCATCATCTAGTTGTGTTTGATTATCTTGTATAAAACCACCCTCTGCTTTGTTATATTCTTTTTTAAAATTATCCATTTCATTTCTAAAAGTAGTACCATAAGGTAATTTATTTACATCCCATCCTTTAAACTCAGGATAAACATAACCCATTATTACTTGATCAAATCGAGAAGTATTCCACCAATCTTCTATATTTCTTTTTTCACCTAGCTTTTCTACACTATGTTGGTAAGACTCTTTTTTCCACTGCATAACTTGGGGGTCTTTTTGAGCAGCTTCATATAATTTATTATATACTTCAGGATTAATGTTTTTTAAGGCATGAATAGATTCCATACTATATAAGTCTTCTACTCTATCTGCAGCTACTTTACTTTCATCAATAAATATTTTATTATCTTGAACTTCCGCAACATAAGGGTGAGTTTTAAAGAACTCTTGTTCTTCTTCTGGAGAAGCTCTTTCTACTCCTTGTAGTAATTGTTCTTTTAAACTACTGTTCATCTCTCTTAGATTCCGCCCTCACCCTGTCCTGTAATTGGAGTAACGTTCCCAGAAAAGCCGCCTTCCCCTGGAGTTGGCGTAGTTCCTGTTCCGACTGTGCCACCACCAACGCCTGTTGGGTCAGCAGGATTTGCTCCTGCAGGAACTCCACTAGGGGCTCCCATGTTTGCTTGTTGTTCACCAGGGGCAGGAGTCGCTTCGCCAGTTGTTTGTCCATTGTTCAATCCTTTTAGTATCTCAGCAAATATCTGAGCTTCGTTTACATCATTAACTAATTCGTCAGGGTCCATATCCTGAGCTATAGCTAACTCTTTAATCAACGTAGGTAACTTAACAAAAGGAGCAAGCATAGGATTTGTTACTGTTTGTAGTAACATTGTTAACCTTTGCGATCTTACTTCTTTCTGCATTACAGACGATGTACCTTTAGGCTTGATCTCCAAATCACCCATTATTTCTTCTTCGTCTTCAGAGAATTGCATGTTCCACATAAACATGTTTTCTCCTAAAGGTCTTAGAAGGTGGTCATCTATGTTTTTAATTACGGTCTTAATACCTAAAGAGGCAGAACCCATTAACATAGATAATCCTGATGCAGTACGCCCAGTACCAGTCACGCCTGTTTGTCCATGACTTATACTTGGTATACCTGTTTCTTCGTCAGCAAGTTGTCTTGCTTTATCATACATTTGTAAATTTTCTACAGCAGTACTTGGAAACTTAATTCCAGTAATACCTGTGCCAGGAGCACCTGACTGTCTTCTAAATATCTTTCCAGGATATATATCCATAGACTGTCCTGGAACCATCATGTTCTCGTCTACTTCA